AGTTAAATACATACCAATCATACTTGTGATGATTAGATTTATCTTGAAACCAAGGAGCTAAGTTAGGTTGGTCATAAGAATTTTTTTGCCAAAGTATATTTATCTTTGTTGGATGTAGTGGAATTTTCTCAGGTACAGAAGTTGTAATCTGTACTTGATCTAATAATTTTTTATCGACGTATTTTTCTAAATAGTCAAATTGTAATTCTGTTCCGCCTTTAGGGTTTTGGTTTCTGATTATCATTTTTCATTACTTTCTGGAATACATCCAAACCTTTCGGTGATACCTGCACTGTAACATCTGCTACAATATCAGGTCCTTCTACTTTCTCTTTAAACGTTTCACCTGTTCTTGTATTTCTATAAGTTGTTATAGTCGTACAATCTATTTTATGTATGTTATCCGTTTTCATTCTCTCTGTTTATAAGCGCATAACTAACTACTACTTCAAGTTTATTAGCTGTTTCTGCTTGCGCTTTTATAGCATCTCCTGCTTCTAAATTCAACCCCTGTTCTGTAGCATTGACTGTACTTGTGGCAGGTATGTCCTTTCTAAAAAATTCTACATCTGTACTAGCAGATGAATCTCTTAAATCACAATTAACCAACACAGCTCCTGTGCTGTTATTAGATACATATACAGATTTTATAATAGCAACTGCAGAAGTAGATATAGTTAAAACAGTTGTCATAGCTGTGCCATCTAATATTTTAGAGGCATTTTTATATTGTATACTCATGATAAAAAGTAATTAAAAGCGTCTTGTTCGTTTTTTAAATCTTGTTGAAAAGAAAAATTAAGTTGTTGTTTCATTGTATTTAAAGACTCCATAATCTGTCTTTGATTATCTACATCGTATTCTTCTTTTGGTTCAGGTATGTAATTAGTAATCTTGGCCATTATCTACCACCATAGTTTCTTTCTTTAGCTGTGCCTTTACCACTAACCCCACCTGATCTTCTTTCAAATGCCATACCTGGTCCACTAAATGTAGATCTACCAATTGATCCTAAACTCTCTCCTCTATCAGATCTATCTTGTATTTCTGCTCGTTGTAAGTTTCTTAACTCGGCTACTCTTGATTTACTAATATCTGTCTGCGGTGCTTTTCTTCCTACTATATTTTCTATTCTTTTTTGCATAGCTCTTGCTAAACCATAATTAGTTGGTTTACCAAATTTACCGCCTGTAATCATATTTAAAAAACCACCGGATATAGGGTTATAGCCTTTCATAATACCTGAGGCTATTGAACCAGTGCTTGTTAGTCCTTCTGGGCTATAAAAATTTCTTATACCTGTTGCTCTAGGATCTTGTTTAGGTAAAACATTTCCTAAAAAACTTCCAGGAATTAAAAATTTAAGTAGTTTCATAATACCTGATTCTTCTTTTTGACCTGGTAAAAATTCTTGTTCAACATCTTCTTCATTAGCTACACCATAAGAAGGTGTTACACCTCCAAGGTCACTTAAAGCAGGTGACATATTACTTGGAAAAATAGTTTGAGTTCCACTATCATAACGAGGCTGACCTATAGAACCTATCTCCATTCCTTTTCCTAAATAGTTTTGATTAGGTCCAACACCTATAGATCCTGTCATTGGTCCATCACCTAAATAATTTAAGTTAGGCCCTATTCCTAAAGACTCCAAACCTCGCATACCTTTTCCTAGATAGTTTTGATTTGGTCCGAATTGTCCTATTTGAAAACCTGTATCTGAAGGCAGGTAACTACTCTGTAATAAATATTGTAATTGTTCTTCGTCCATTATCTTCTTCCGTCTGGTTGTGCATCTAATCTAAGTGTGCCATATCTCCATGACTCACCTACTGCTGTGTTGGCTATTTGTACAGAAACTAATCTGCCTCTAGCTCTGGTATCTACCTTATCAGTAGAAGTAGTTATTGTAAAGGGCCCAAGTGGTGAGCTGACAGCGACATCATCTGGGTAGCTACTTACAAATAAAGTTACTTGAGCATTACCTGTTTGGTATTTAAAGTCAGGTATAAATCTTCTAACAGACATAAAGTATTCTCCATCACCTCTGTAATCTGCAACTCCTGTTGACTGACCCAAGGCGCTTTTACGTGAGGTAATGTCCCAATCTCCAGACCTAATAAATGCATCAATAGAAGTTGTGCCTGAGCTGTTGACTTGATCAGTGCCTGTTTCATGAGCATAGTATATGCTAGCTCCATATAAATTTGTAATACCTAATATATCTGGAAATACAGGTGTGGCCGTGTCAGTATATTCTGTTGCGTAAGGAACATTAAACACACCTTGATCTATGTATGTAGTTCTAGCTAATGATGAAGTTGTCCAAACATTTTCTTTATAATTATAAGTTACACATCTATTAATTTGATCTGACCCTGATTTAGGATAGAACCAATTTATTTCTGTGTATAAAGAATTAGGTGAAGAGTACACAACATCTCTTGAGTCTAAGTTAATACCTAAGTTATCTCCGTCTGTGCTAAATACAAAATCTTCTACAAGGGATGGCAATGTTTTAACTGTACCATCATATACAAAAAATCCACCTTCGGCTGACATCCACCATACAGCACCGTTTGCATAAGACATAGCGTGTTGACCAATACATCCACAGTTAGTACCAACTTGTCTAACAGAAAAAGTAAATGGCGGACCTACAAATTGAATTACATAAGCTGCAAGATCAGTTGCTACAAAGATATAATCTTTACCTTGTATAGCTCCTCTAATTTGATTACCAGTATCTAATCTAAAAGTACCTGCTGTGTTAGTTGCTGTAGGTGCATATGTATTTAAATCTTCTTGGTTTGAAAATCTTACAAACATAGGGTCTTGTGTTGTAGGATCACCTATAGTTGTTTCTGTACCTAAATGAAATAAGTGTCTATCTCTATCTGATACAATAGAAATTCTTGTAGCCGTTGGATTGTTTGTTGTGTTAAAATTAGTTGTTGACTGTGAAGCTCTTATACCTCTAGGTGTTGTAGCTCCAGCGTTCCAAGTAAAAGTTTTACCATTAAATATAGTTGCAACAAGAACTTCACCAAAGTTATCAAGGCTCCAGTTGCCCGGATCCAGAATCACGTTACTTATTGTTCGTTCCGTTCCCCAAGTTTCATCTCCCCATGAAGAAGTTCCCCAACCATAACCTGCAGTTTGAAATGTTGGTCCTACTTCAACATAAGGATTAACAGTTGCTGCACCTGCTGCAGTCATACCGGTTCCTCCTTCAGCACGTGAAGCTTGTATTGTAAACTTGTCTACATCAGGGACAGTTAATATTTCATATGATTGTTGTAATTCAGTTGGTGTGTAATCTGAATCACCTGTAACAGTCACACCAGATAATGTCACATATCTTCCTTTAGCTAAACCATGAGATCCTTTATTGACTGTTACAATATTTGAACCATTAACTGTTGTTAATGTGCATCCTGTAATGGCTGTATCTAAAGGTGTGATATCAAAAAAATCATTACCATAATATAAAAACAAACCTTGTGATGTTCCTATAGCTGTATATTTTTCACCAGCAAAAGAAGTAAAAGCATGTTGTCTTCTAGCAGCTCCTGGTAATGTCTTAGAAGCAATTGTTAATTGATTCCAACCACCTATCTTTTCAGGTAATCCATATCTGAATCTAACAAAATCACCATCTGTCCATTGCCCCTCGGCACCAGATTCTGTATCTTGTTTATTAAAACCAGGCTTGAAATTTAATTTTTGCAGCATATAGTACCTTATATATTAAAAATATAGAGAATGAAAGATACAATATAATGTCCTTTGACCATAAAATAACAGATTTAAAGTATCGAATTAATGGATTAGTTCCTAAAAAACTTTGTCAAAAATTAATAGAAACCTTTGAAAAATACTCTGAATTATCAGGTCCAGAACAAAGTTATAAATATAAAGATAAAAAAATTAAGTTAGACAATTTTAACTGTCTAAATTTATCACGAATTACTAATCCCAATAAAGATATAAAAGAAGCTTTAAATATATCTGAAATGTATTTATCAATAATGATAACTAATTATGTTTTACATATTCAAA